TTGATCTTGTCGAAAATCTTCTTTCCGAACTTGAACAAGAACACCTTACCTTCATTTTGCGGACGCTTTGCGTCAGAGATCACAAGAACATTTGCGATGTAGGTCAACTTGCGCTTCTGCTTACGAGCAATTTCCTTGTTGGCTTCAACGCCAGAATTCCAAAGAACTGTATTGTATTCAGAAACAGGATCAGTCTTGCCAAGAGTTGTGAGAGAGTTCTCAATATACCAACCACCTGGACCTTGGAAACCGTGTGACCAGATTTGAACCCAAGGAAGACCATCTTCACCGTCGACTGCTGGTGTATCGAGGAATCGAATAACTGCGTATCCATTGCCAGCGGCGTCAACTTCTGGTTGCCAAAAACGATCATCAACGTTCTTGCCACCACTATTACCTGCTGAAGATTGCTCAACTGCCTTCTTCAACTTATCAAGGGAAGAACCCTTATTTTTTAGACTTGATAGACTCATTTGTATTCTCCGTATAGCGTTGTATAAATGTATATCGACTTGTCCACTTTTTCATCATCACAATATCATTATATATCATTTCAGTCGCCAAGTAAAGTTTCTTTTGTGAGAATTTTATACTTGTCAACATTCACTGCAAGAAATGATCCATACTTGCGGATCTTTCTTGACACTTTGGGATAGATGATATCATCGCTGATCTTCTTGTCCCAAATTCGAATAAAGTCGAAGATGTTATTGAGGATAACCATCGTCTCAATCGTCACATCTTTTTGGAGAAATGCAACTAACAATTTTGGAAATTGTCCATCTTCGACTTTGAATAAATCATTGAACGTTTCTTTTGTGGCAATCTTTTGCAAATCTTCTTGATAGATCTTGCTCATCGAATCCGTGGTTCGTTTCCAGTCTTTGTAAGTTTCTTCAGCCTCGTCTTCAAGCAATGACTTGGTCCAATTATCGTCACTGTGTACAAAATTAGCAACCAGAAATGGAACCATCTCATCGTCGCGATACTTGCGCGCAAGACGGTGGAATAGAAACTTGTCACGGCGTTTCTGAAATGCATCTATTGAGACTCGAGTCTTGCCATCATAATGAAAGAAGTTATAACTCTCTGAGGTGAAATGTAACTTGATGGCTTGATAAGTGCAATACAGATCGTAACCGTTCATAACGGAAGTCTGCCACCTCTTGGGAGAAATCTCAATTCCATTGCTTCACCTTCAATGATACTTTTCAATGAGTCATTGATCAGACTTGCAGCCATTTCAATCTCAAGATTGTTTCGTTCGCAGTAAGTTGTAACTGCGTCCATATGATCAATCTTTTCTACAATTGCCATTTGCATAATCATCATGGAAAAATTATTCTTTTCTTCGCGAGTTGCCATTTTACTTGATCTCATAAGCATTCAAGGAATTGTTTAGTTGCTGAGTCACACGAACAAACGTTGTACGTTTACTCAACTCTTTCAATTCACTTGCTCCAACATAAGTACATGCCGAACGCAGACCACCAAGAATGTCTTGTAATGTTCTGCTCACATCACCACGATATGGAATCTCAACTGTCTTACCTTCACTGGCTCGATAGTTTGCCACACCACCATTATGTAGATCCATGGCGGTTTCTGAACTCATGCCATAGAACTGATTTCCACCAATCGCAGAAGCACCACCTTCTTTATGACCAGCCAACATTCCACCAAGCATCACAAAATCGGCACCCGCAGCAAATGCTTTCACAACGTCTCCAGGAACGGAACACCCTCCATCCGCTATGATATGACCCTGTAGACCATGAGCCGCATCCGCGCACTCTATAACTGCACTCAACTGCGGGTAGCCGATGCCTGTCATTTTGCGAGTAGTGCAAACTGAACCAGGACCAATACCAACCTTCACGATGTCAACACCTGCGAGAATCAATTCCTCAGTCATTTCTGGTGTGACAACATTACCTGCCATCAAAACGATATTCGGATACTTGTCGCGAAATCGTTTTATAAAATCTACGAAACTTTGTGTGTATCCATTCGCAACGTCAATGCAAACTCTCATGTATGGATTCTGCGCAACGCTGTATACAAACTGAAACTTCTGTAAGTCTGTATCTGTAATACCTAAAGAATATATGCTGCTGCTCAATTTTTGCTTGAAGTGTTCACCCAATATATTATTATCATAATGCTTTGTCACAGCAACAAGACAATCATGTCTGCTGAATTCTGCATCCATCTCAAAAGTACCAACACCATCCATGTTTGCAGCAATGATTGGTACACCAGACCAACTATTACCACTACGAAATGTAAATTCTCGTTTAAGTCTTACTTGGCTTCTTGACGAGAGAGTCGACCGTTTAGGTGTAATCAAAACATCTTTGTAATCAAGTTTCACATCTTCAACAATTCTCATAAGACCTCAATGATAAAAAATATGCTGACCAATTTTCTTGATAACTCTCTTGCGTTCAGCCCACTCTGGATCAACATAAGTTGCGTGGAAATACTTTGCAGATCCAATTATACCATATTCCTTCTTAGAAATCAAGATGTTTTCAGCAATCTTGATTGAGTCTCTCCATGCATCACTATTGCGATAGACACTTTTCTTGCCTTCACAAACCCAAGAGAACTGACAGGTCCCCTTTGTCTTTTGGTGAACAACAGCACAAACAGTTCTTGGGAACTGTTTACTCTTGACACGATTCATGGTTACTTCAGCAACAGCAATCTTGCCCGCACGTGGTTCACCACCTGCTTCGAAGTAGATGTTGCGAGCGAGACATTCAACTTCTCGCAACACGGCTTGTTTCTTTTCATAAGAAAGATTTAGAAATTCGACTTTATGATTGAGAGTCGTGAGTTCTGTAGTCAAAAGTCCATTTGCGATTTGTTGGGCATCTAACTTACTCTGCATACGATCTACCATACTGAATGGAACGTATAGAGTAAAGAATATCAATGCGAAAAGCCCACCCCATCTACAGAACAAATTGTGATTGCGATCAAAATATTTTTCAACATTACAAAGTATATCTACTGCATTCATGTTTAGGTCTCCATTATTGCAGTGGAAAGAAAAGGGTGGTGGTTCGCACCACCACCCCAGACCTTTCTGTTACCGAGCGGTCAACTCTTTGTGCTCAATGTGCTTATTAGGCAGCGAGAGCCATAGGTGTAAATGAATCATCGTTTGCATTTACGTTTTTCGTGCGAATTACGTTCGTCACCTTTCGGGTTGCTGTCAGGTTATTACTTGCCCTGTCGAAGCCAAATTCATCCCCATAGATGGTGGAGATGTCGGGGGTCGAACCCGAGTCCAGAACACCTTTAATTGTCAGTTTACAACCATTATTAGTCAACTAGAAATTGTTGCTTTGTTTGCTCGTTCAAAGACTTTTGTTGCTGCTCAACATGAGCCTTGTATTGCTCATTTGACATTGAGTGTAGACCAATGCAGTAGCCAGTTGGACTACGACCACAGCCACACTTTACTTGTTTCACTTCAGATACCATGATCATACTCCTTATTTCAGCAAAAGGAAAGTATTATTTAGCCGTTTAGAACTCTTGCGACTGAAGTTACGACTGCAGCGATACGACCTATATCGCGAAGATTCTCAACAGTCATTCCTTCTTTGAGAAGAGTGTCATAATGAGCCTTGACGCAGAAGTGGCATTTCCCAACGATTGAAGCGGTGAGAGAGTATGCTTCGAAGTTCTTCTTTGTCGTTCCACCATGATTCATAATACCATTCATACGCAATCCTGCTGGCAATCCTTTGAGTGCAGGATCACCTGCCATCTCAACATATGGATACCAAACATTATTCTGAGCCATGATGGTAGCAGCAGTCAACGCAGCATCGGCTTCCTTACGGTCATCGATCTCTGCGTCAATTGCTGATGTTAGTCTACCATTGCCAGCCGCGAAAGCAGCGGCAAGCGCACATCCTTGTGCGACTACGAGATCAAGAGAACTGCGAAGAAGAACTGCATCAAGATTCAATTTAGTATCTTTTGCGTATTCTGGTAAACCTTCTTTGATCATATTGATCCAATTCATAGTTCGTCCTCATCTATTTCTTTTTCTTCAAACATGTCTGTTTCAGATCCACAATGTGGGCAAGCCCAATCGTATTCTAGATCTTCAAATTTGCCATATACATCTTGTTCATAGACGTATCCACAAACTTCACAGACTTTTGCTTTCATATATTAAGCGTTCTTTGGTGTTGCTGAGCAGCGCGAGAAAAGATATTCTTTTGCTGTGCGCATTTCAGAATTTGTTAAGAACCCATCATTGTTCTTATCAGCACGAGCAAAAAGGCTTGCTGGCACTGAGCAGAAACGATTGATATCTTCGAACGAGACTTTGCCGTCTTGATCAAAGTCATATTGTGCCACACGATCAACAGCCAATGCTGGTGTTGATACGAGAGCAATTGCTAGAATAAACTTCTTCATTTTACTATTTCTCCAATTTTCTTATAACCGTTACCAGTGGGATGTATGCCATCTTTTGATAGGGATGGAATCCTAATAATCCAATCACCAAACATCCCCGCAATAGTTTCTACATGCTCTTGAATTCTTACGATAGGGATTTCACTAGTCTTTGCATTACCAGCAGGAAGAATCCAGTATACCGTTTCTGCCTGTATTCTTTCACGCAGTCTATAGAATTCCTGTTCAGTCTCAATGTACTTGTGATCATTACTACCAAGACTGATTACAACAACCTTACCATTAAAGGTTTGTGGATATTTCTTATTAAACTGATAAGAGTTGATACCACTCTTTACATAAGCAACACACTCGGGGCGAGCCTGAGCAGTGCCAACAGCAATACTATCACCAAGAATTAGACACTCAATCATTCTTCATTCCTATGTCCACAATGAGGGCAGTACCAACTTTTCGGATTCCATTCATCAGTAGTTCCAAAACTCCACCAGAGTTTACACTTTGAGCAAATGAAATGCCAAAGTATTTCTCTGAATGGAGGTTTGGATTCTGTTTCCATTAGGCAGCGTTGAGCGTCGCCTCACCAACCTGGCGGTTGCACTGACAGAGTTCGCCAGTTTGCAACGCATCGAGGACTCGTAGAGTCTCTTCTGCATTACGACCAACATTAAGATTGTTGACTGTAACATGCTGAATGACATTCTTAGGGTCAACAATAAAGGTTGCGCGAAGAGCAGCACCTGCTGGCTTAAAGAAAACTCCAAGTTGTTCAACGAGGCTTTCTGTTGTGTCTTCCCAACTATCATAAGCACGCTTCGTATCAGCGAAGAACCATGTAGTGGTGTTCTTTAGACCTTC